AATACCACTAAAAGATGTATTAACAGGCATTAATACATATTAAAAATATATCAAAGAAAATAAGAATTTATAGAAAATAATAAAAATATATAATAAATATTAAAGAAACAATTTTAAACTATTTATAATTTTGGATTTAAGGATAACTATGTTTAAAATTATTGAATATATATAAATTGTTGATATTTATAGAATTTTATATTACTTCTTATTCTTGTAGAGGTTGTAATTTATGAGTTTATAATTAAATTTCTCTTCATTATAATATTTAATTCTTTCTAGAAAATGATTCATAGTGTAATTATTATTTCCTTTAAATCTTAAATCATCTACAAGGTCATATATATTTACATTTAATTTATCATTTCCTCGTCTGAGTCCACGTCCTATAGATTGTAATATATTAATTTTACTTTTATTATTAAAAGCATCTATAATATTATGAAGATTTATAATATTAATACCAGTAGAAAATACTCCTTTTGAGGCAACAATAATAGCGTCTTTTTCAGATTCTACAATTCTTCTAATTTCATTTCTCATATCAACATCAATTTTTCCATGTACAAAAAATACTTTTCTATCTTTTAAATATTTAGAATTTTTGATGAGTTCATATATAATTTTTCCATGTAGTTCTACTCTTTGAAATAATATCAATGTATTACCCTTTAATTTCAAAGAAAGATTTTTAATAAAATTATTCCTGAATTTATTAGAGATTATATATTTTACTTCATCTTCATATTTAAGTTTTAATATCTTTTTCTTATTATAAAAGGCTGGTTTATAGATAGTTTTAATTTCTTCTTCAGGATATTTTAAAATTATACATTTAATATGAAGATCTGATAGAATATTTCTATCAATTAAATCTTTAGTTTTAGATACTCTTATGACAGGTCCTAATAATCCAATAAGACACTTTTCATGAGTTTTAGAGCCTGATAAAGACCCAGTAAATCCTAGTTTATATTTTGCATTAATACAATTTGGAATGATATAATTATAAGAAGAAGATTGTGCTCTATGAGCTTCATCACATATAACAAAATCAAATTGTTCAAAGTATGAAGTATCTTTTATAGAACTTAAAGATTGAAAAGTAGAAATGTATAAAAATTTATCGGAATTTTTATCTTTTCCAGAATATATAAGATGAATATTATCTTCCGAGTTCCATTTATTAATAGTAGAATATTCTTCAAAATCTCCACAAAGTTGTTTTGTTAAAGCTACATCAGGAACAATTACAAGTCCTTTATTATATCCTTTAAATTCAAAATATCTGATAAGAGAATATAAAATTGCTGATTTTCCAGAACCTGTTGAGGAAAGTATTAATCTTTTTCTATATAATAAAGATTCATATATTGCTTTAAATTGATAATCATGAATTTCTACAACTCTTTTTTCTTTATTAGAATAAATATTAAGATAAGTACAAAATTCTACTAATTCTTTTTCATCTATATTTTGTTTAATATAAATATCATCTATATTTCTAAGTTCGAATTCATAATTATATTCATTACAAAATGAAATTAATTCTTCAATTAATCCATATGGTAATGTTTTATTATTTATATTAAATAATCTAATATATCCATCCCAAATTCTAGATTTGAATTTTGGAGAGAATTTATAATTAGGAGGATGAAAAGAAAATTTATCTCTTATTTCATACAAAATAGAATTATCTGCATCAATTCTTAAATAAGCTTCATTGATTTTAGTAATTATTACTTTCATTTAAATGTTATATAATTAGTTGTAGGATTTAAATTATTAAAAATTACTATCGCAGATGGAAATGGAGCAGAAGTGTTATTAACATTATTATTATTAATAAATTTTAATCTTCCTTTAATAAAATAAACACTTCCTAAAGTACAATATTCATGCCACCATTTAGTATCTACTCTAGCAGGTATTAATAATACAACAGTATATCCTTTAAGACTTTCCTCATATGATTTTTTAACAAATTTTCCTATTTCTCTACCATAAGGAGGATTACACCAAATAGTTTTATATTGATTCCAATTTTGTATTAATGAATTATCTTCTAAAGTATAAAATTTTTCACATAAAGCATTTTCTTTAGTAGCTGAAGCATCTAATTGAAAATTATAAATTTTATTATAATAATCAAAGATATATTTAGGAGTTCTCCATTCATTAGATTTAGAAGAAAAATGTAATTCTTTATTCATATTAATTTCCGTTTATAAATTTTTGATATTCAATTAATGACCTAATTTGCCAAGTTCTAGATTTAATTTCATCTAATATAATTTTACATAATTCTACTCCAGTGTCATAATAAGCTTTATTATCTAATAATTTTAATAAGACTTCATCTGATTCTATATATTTATCTATATTAGATTTAGTACCCACTTTTAATTCAAAAGGTTTCCATTTATATTGTTTTAAAGTTTCTAAATCTAATAATCCTGAATAATATTCATATCTAATGTTTTTCATTTTTTTATATTCAGAAGAGGTTTTTTGAGAAGCTATTTTATAATCGGTGTAAAAAGTTAGATATTTACAATGAAGTTTTGGAATTTTTGTTAATTCTTCAGAAATGTTAGATTGATCTATAATACAATCTTTTTCCCAATAAGATTTTATAGTTGCTATTTTTTCCATGATAAATTTTGTTAGTTAATAATGTAATTTTATTTATATCTAACAAATACAGTAATCATGATAAGCAAAAGTAGCTTTAGCTGTAATGATATGATTAACATCCGATTTTGTATCAAATACAATATCAGAAAGTTCTATAGGAAAAATATTAATAAAATTGATTTTAATCTTTAAATTATTTAATGATGATAACGTTGTTAAAGTTGCATCTGAATATTGTGGAGTATTAGTATAATATGAAAGAATTGATTCTCTATTAAGATTTTTATATTCTTCAAAGGATGCTGGAAAAGTATATCCTCTCATCCAATCGTGAATCATTTTCCAAGACCATAATTCTTCATCTACAATAAATTCCATGAAAAAATAATTAAAAATAAGTTTATCCCCTGCTCTTGGTAGATCTATAAAAGGGGTTGTTTGTTTAGCTGGGGGGGTAGAAGACATTCCTGGGATATTTGTAACTTGACATTCGTAGGCAGTTTGTGCTATCCTAGGAAAAGACAGTAAAAATTTTGTAGGTTGTAAAGGATTTGTATTAGAAGGATTTCTTGTTAAAATGGTCATAAATAATATTAATTTAGTTAATTATAAAATATTTATACCTATGGAAATTATAGATTTATTACAATATAGCAAAAACTATTTTTGTTATGACGAAAATATATTAGAATTTTTGGAATATTTATTAGAAGAAGAATATATACAAGAATTAAATTTAGAATGTGATTTTAGCTATAATTTCTTTACTAATAAATTATACAAATTATAGGAAAAATAAATATATGAACGTAGATAGAATTTTAGAAATTTGGAACGAAGAACATGGAAAATCTAAATGTTTAAACGAAACTATTATTAGATTTGCTTCTAGGATAGAAAAAATTGAAAATGATAGAATTCAATTAAAAATGGATAAACTTGAAAACATCTTATTAAATAAGAACAATAATGTTTCTTATTTCAGAAAAATTTCTGACACTGAATATCGTAATTATTGATATGAATAACATCGAAGAAAATTTTAATTCAAAAGAGTTGTACGAAGATAATATTAGGTATACTCTTAGAAAAGAAAATCTCAAAGAAGTCTTTAAAAAAGAATGGGAAACTTGTAATCATATAGAAAGATTCGAAGCATGGGCAGATCTTTATTATAAAAGATTTCATAGATTAAGTCCTGGAAAAGATGATATTTTTAGAGATTCTAATGACGAAGAAAATATCTCTGTATGTAATATTTGGCATGAAATAGGATTAGCAAAACATGATGTTATTATGGAAATAATTAGACTTAAAAAGGAAAATGTAGATTTAAACTTTGAATTGTCTAATTCAATGTTAGAAAACAGATATTTAAAATCTAAATTAGATACAACTGATTATAGAGAAGAATTGTTATGATACTTAAAACAGGTAAATTTATAAGAATATTATTTGAAGATTATGAAGACGAATTTGAAATATTAAAAGATTTTGATATCAAAGAAGTTGAAATTACTATGAAAAAAGAAAAATATGAATATCCTTTTAAGGTGGAATATTATAAAACTTTCATTTATTATTTAATTGAAAAAGGATATTTATCATATAGAGATGAAACAGATTATATCTATTATTTTAACAGAAAGTTAAGTTCTTTAGAAGATGGAGTTGAATATTATGACTAGAATCACTTATTGGTCTAATTCCAAATTTTCTAAATGGTTAAAAACAAAATTTGGAATTCCTGTTCCTAATTTTTTAACTATGAGTGAATGGGAAAAATATAATAAAACTTACGAAAATCATTTTATATTTAAATTTACTAAATGGTTAAACAAATTTCAAAAATTTATTTATTATCCATATGATTTATTTTTTGATATTAAATGGTATCTGAAAAATAGATTTTTTTATAAAACTCATTTAATAGATTTTAAACTTCCTAAAGGAAAATGGTATGAATACGATGAAAGAATACTCTATGCTAATTTTGAATTATTAGTAGATTTTTTAGAAAATGATAAGACTATTAAATTTTTAAATGAAGAAATCGAATACGATTATCAGCAAAAACAATATTCTATAATTCAAAAAGAATTATATAATTGGTGGAAAAATGAAAGACCTAATAGAATAGATCCTTATTCGATTACAAAAAAAGAATGTTTTGAAATTGCTAAAAAATATTCTGAAAAATATAAAATAAAAGAAATATATAATGGATATGAAAAATTCGCATTAGAAGAGTATTATAATGAAGAAGATCAATATATGTTAGAAAAATTAATTTCTATTAGAAGGTCTTTATGGGTATAAAAATGATAGGAATATTAGGATTAATTATTATTAATATTTCTCCTATATTTCCTATCATTGATTGGTTTTATTATGGAATAAAATCCATTCCTAATGTTAATATGATTTTAGGTGTTATTATAGGATTAATATGTCTTTCTTTGAATATGGTATTGACAAACACTAAAAACTATGTTATTTTAGCTTCAAATTGCATAACTTTAACTTTACAATTTATTTTTGTTTATATTTATTATAGGTGATTCTATGGAAAAACAAGAAGTAATTGAAATTTTTGGAATTGATCCTGATACAGTTGGAAATAGACCGAGGGGTTGGTGGATTGTTGAAATAATAGAAGAGGAAGAAGTAATTGGAAATGCTAAAATAGGAGATCTCTGTGTTAAAACTAGAGATGGCGGAGGAAATCCTATTGATATTAATGCATTTAAAATTGGAAATTGTGTAGGAACCGCTGAAGATGGATTTGATAGAACTTATAGATATTATTACTATAGAGCAATTAAATAAAAATTTTTTACTAAATATCACGATCAAAGATATTATTGTTTAGCTATAGGAAATAGAAATATTAATTATTGAGTTTATATTGAACAAAAAGAATGTGAGGAATAAATCATGAAAAAATTATTAATTAGTTTATTTTTATTTTCTTCTTGTGCTAATTCTCAAAGCATTGAAGGAATTAAATATTTTGTTAATTTTGCAGGAACAGATAATAATATTAAACAAGATAATGTTTATAGAGAATGTAATATAACCAAAATATCTGATAAAGATTATAAAGAAGAATGTTTATCTATAGATAATAAATGTCATAAAAATTATTCTTTTGGATATTATAAAGAAATTAATGCTTCAAAAGAACAGAAATATTTAAAAACTTCTATAGGATGCTTAGGAGAATCTCCTTATTTTGGGTGTTATTTTAACATTTCTGGGGTAAATAAAAATTTATCAGGAGGCTTTTCTGGTATTTATTATGAAATTCTTACATTAAGCCAATTTATAATCGGGGACCTTGTTATTAGAAATAATTTTTATGGAAATTCTGTTGATTTATTTTATTCTTTACAAGAAATTCTTAAAAATGACGAAATTTCTTGGTGGAATCCTTATTTTGGATTTGTAAGACAAATTTCTAAAGAAAAATATATTAAATATAAAAATTTATACTGTACGTCTAATTAATAGGTAATATATGAAATTTAAAAAATTTTGTGAAATTATCAGAAGAAATTTATTATTTGTTATATGAATGGGAACCTAACAAAAATAAATATATTTTAGTTAATAATGATAAATATATTTTAAATGAATTACAAGATTTCTTTAATTACGTTAAAATAGTTTATGAGGAATATTTTGAATATGATTAATATTACAGTTGAACAATTATCACAATTAATTGAAGAATGTTCTAGAGAAAATATTATTGATTGGGGAATGTTAAGCGTAAATGAAAATCAAGCAATTAGACTGATATCTTCTCAAATACTTGAACAATTTTCTAAATATGAAAACCAAAAAGACAGAGAATTAATCTTATTAGCATCTTTAGGAAATCAAATATTAGAAAATTTTTGTCTAAATTTAAAATTTATGAGTAAAATTAATGAAATACATGGGAAGTAAGAGGAAAATTATAAAAGATATTTTGCCTTTTATATTAAAAAACAAAAAAGAGAATCAGTATTATGTAGAACCATTTGTAGGAGGATGTAATTCTATTGAATGTGTTTATTCTAAATTTAGAATAGGGGCAGATATAAATTATTATTTAATAGAATTATGGAAAAAAGTTTCTGAAGGTTGGATTCCTCCTTTAGATCTTACGGAAGAAGAATATAATAAAATTAAAAATAATAAAGATAATTATGATCCTTGGTTAGTAGGATATGTAGGATTTGCTTTATCATATGGAGGAAAATTTTTTGGAGGTTGGAGTAGGAATAAAAATGGGAGAAATTATGTAAAAGAAGCTTATAATAGTGCATTAAAACAATTTCCAAAATTAAAAAACATTGAATTTATTCATTCTTCTTATGAAGATTTAATAATTCCAGAAAAATCAATTATTTATTGTGATCCTCCTTATAAAGGAACTACTAAATATAAGGAAGATATTAATCATCTTTGTTTTTGGGAATGGTGTAGAGAACAATATTTAAACGGACATGAAATTTATATTTCTGAATATTCTGCACCAGATGATTTTATATGTATATGGAAGAAACAAGATATAAAATTTTTAGGGCGTAAATTATCAATTGAGAAATTATTTACTTATAAAGGATGATTTTATATGAAAAATTATATCAATGATAAAGGAATATTTTTGGTAAATATTTATTGTTTAGTAATATATTTCTTAATAATCTTCCATTAAATTATATAACAATTATTTGTAATGATAGAGCTATTTTTGAATATGATAAAAATACGAAATAGGAAATAATATGAAGAAAGTATATGAAATTATTAAACAACTTCAATCTACCAATTCTTCTAATGAAAAATTAGAAATTCTTAGACAACATAAAGATAACGAACAATTAAAACAATATTTAAAATATGTGTATGATGAAGTTGAATATAATTATAATCAAACTAAAATTATAAATTTTAATAATAATTCTGGATTAAACGAAGAATTGAATATTAAAATATTATCTTGTATTGTAAATACACTTTCAAATAGAAAGATTACTGGTAATAAAGCAAAAGAATATTTATCAGAAATCTATTTTAGTATGGATTATGAATCAAGAGAATTACTTAATTGGATGATTCTTAGAGATTGTCGTTGTGGAATTGGTCCTACTCAAATTAATAAAATTTGGAATAATTTAATTATTAAAATTCCTTATATGCGCTGTGATTTAGTTAATAACGTTAAACATGATAAGTGGAATTGGAAAGAAGGTATTTATTCGCAAATTAAAATGGATGGAATGTTTGCTAATTTTAATGTAATGGAAAATGATTTTTCTGTTTTTTCAAGAAAAGGTTCTAGATTTCCTAAAGAATATTTTGAGCATATCTATGCAGATCTTTGCCAATTTGTTGGTTGTCAATTTCATGGAGAATTATTAATTTATAATAGAAATTCTTCAGAAATCTTGACAAGACAAGAAGGAAACGGAATACTTAATTCAATCCTTAAAGGAGGAGAATTATCAGATAATCATGTAATTAAATATGGGGTTTGGGATTCTATTCCTATCAAAGAAGCTTATTCTAAAAATAAATATAAAGTTCCTTATTCAGAAAGATTAAATAGTATTCAATCTTTAAATAAAGAAAAATTTGATAATGTATTTTTAGTTAATACAAGGATTATTAATTCATTTGAAGAAGCTCTTGAACATTATCAAGAAGTTATATCACTTGGAGGAGAAGGAACTATTATTAAAAATCCTGAAGGTATTTGGGAAGATACTACTTCTAAAAATTGTTTAAAACTTAAAGTTGAAATGGAAGTAGATTTAAAAATTATTGGTTATAACGAAGGATATGGTAAAAATTCTGATACTTTCGGGTCTTTAATTTGTGAATCTTCTGATAAATTATTAGAAGTTTCTGTTTCTGGATTTAAAGACACTGAAAGAAAATATATTTTTGATAATATGAACGATATTCTTGGTAAAATTATTACAGTAAAAAGTAATGATATATTAAATCCTGGAAAGAATAATGAAAAATATTCTTTATTTCTTCCAAGATATGTAGAAATTAGAAATGATAAATCTGAAGCTAATACATTAAAAGAAATTCAAGATATTTATGATTCTATTATTGGAATTAAATGAGATTAAGAATTTTTAATTTATTTTAATAAAAAGTTTATAATTTAGGAGTAATATTATGTTTGATTATTTGAAAAATAAATTTTTATATATTAATAAATATCGTACTGATTCTGAGGCTATTGTTATTTCTTGTTTTTTTTAATCCTCAAAATTCTTCATTTAGTAGACGGAAATTTAATTGGCGGTATGATAGGAGATTCATTAAATGATAATGACCATAAAAAACTTTATATCAAGAAGAAACTTTTTCTTAGGATAGATAAATCATGAAAAATTTTGAAGAATATTTAAAATATTATGAAAATTTAATTTTAACTAACATTAAAGATTTTAAATCTGAATTTAAACTAATAGAAAATAGTAATACTTATAAATTTTATTTTTCTTCTAATATTTTAATTGTAGAAGAATATTTAGATTTTGAAAATATAGATGTAATAAATATTAAACTAGATAAATTTTTAGAATGGAGTAAACGTTATGAATAAATTTGAAATTTATATTATTACAAAATTTAATAGGATTAAAAATGATTATAAATCATTTGTATTTTCTGGAGGAGAAGTCCAAGTTAAATTGTATTATAATTCCTCTTTAGATGTTCGAAATATTGAAAAAATTATCATTACAGGAAATATTAAAAATTCAAATGATATAATGGAGTTATTGTTGTTAACAGATGCTATTAAAAGAGAATATTTAACAGATAAAATTCATTTAGAAATTCCTTATCTTCCATATTCAAGACAAGATAGAGTATGTGCTGCAGGAGAATCGTTATCTTTAAAAGTTTTTGCTGATATTGTTAATTCACAAAATTATAAATCTGTTACTACTTGGGACGTACATTCTACAGTATCGTTAGCATTGATTAATAATATTGTTGAAGTTCCTCAAGAAATTTTTGTTGGTGGATTATTTAATAGAAATTATTTTTATAATTCTGATTTGAATATTGATAATATAGTATTAGTATCTCCAGATGCAGGAGCATTAAAAAAGATTTATAAAACACAACAAATTTTAAAAGAAAATAATAATATTTCTGTTCCTGTTGTAGAAGCATCTAAAATTCGAAATGTCGAAAATGGAGAAATTATTGATACGACAGTTAATTGTGAACATATAGAAAATAAAGATTTTCTGATTGTGGACGATTTAGTTGATGGAGGCATGACTTTTATCAAATTATCAAAAAAACTTAAAGAAAAAACTAACGGAAAAATTTTCTTATATGTTACACATGGAATTTTTTCTAAAGGAATTGAAGTTTTCAAAAATAAAATTGATAATATTTTTTGTCCTAATATTTTAATGGAAAATTGGAAAGAAAATAATTCAGATAATATTTTAATTAAACTATAAGGAATTATATATGAACATTAATCCACTATTTGCGGTAGATTCGTATAAAATTGAACATTATAAGATGTATCCAAAAAATACTACTAAAATCTATTCGAATTTTACACCAAGAAGTTCTAAACATTTGAGTTATAGAGATGGAGTAGAATACAAAAAAATTGTATTTTTTGGACTTCAAGGATTTATTAAATGGTTTTTAATTAATGTATGGGATAGAGAATTCTTTTATCATTCTAAGGAATATGTAGTAGATCAATATAAAACTGTTATAGGGAATCATTTATCAATTGATCCTTCTGAAGTAGATACTAAACATATTGAAGAATTACATGATTTAGGATATCTTCCAATTGAAATTAAAGCATTGGAAGAAGGGAGCAAATCTGATATTAGAATTCCTGTATTAACTATAACTAACACTCGTCCTAATTTCGGATGGTTAACAAATTATTTAGAAACCGTTATTTCTGCAGAAATGTGGAAACCTATTACTATTGCTACTATTATTGATCAATATTATTTACTATTTAAAAAATATGCAGAAGATACGGGGGTTTCATTAGATTTTGTAAAATTTCAAGGGCATTGCTTTTCTTCTAGAGGAATGTCTGGAATTCATGATGATGCGGCTTCCAATGCAGCATTTTTACTAAGTTTTTATGGAACCGATTCTATTTCTTCGGTGCAATATTTAAGGGATTATTATAATGCTTCTTATGAAAATATTATTGCAAAATCTGTTCCTGCTACAGAACATAGTATAATGACATTATATGCGGCATTAGACGAAGATTTAAAAAAAGGTGAATTAGAATGTTTTAGAAATTTAATTGAAGATGTATATCCTAACGGAATTATTTCTTTAGTATCAGATTCATATGATTACTGGAACGTTATCACGAATTTTGCGACTGAATTGAAAAATGTTATTCTAAATAGAGAAGGTAAAGTGGTTTTTAGACCAGATACCGGAAATCCTTATCATATTGTTTGTGGATATGAGTTTGAGGAAGTTGATTCTTTAGACTATTATAGTTTAATACAAACTTCTTCTGAAATATTAAAAAATAAAGAAGATGGTAAATATTACAGATTATATTGGGAACCAGATAACAGTTATAATTGGAAAGAAGATTATACTTTAACAGAAATTTCAGAAAATGAAATTAAAGGTTCAATTGAATTACTATGGGAAATTTTTGGTGGAACTATTAACGAAAAAGGATATAAAGTTCTTAATGAAAAAGTTGGATTGATTTATGGAGATTCTATTACTTTACCATTAGCTTCACAAATTTGCGAAGGACTAAAGAAAAAAGGATTTGCTACTTCTTGTATTGTATTTGGAATCGGTTCTATGACTTGTCAGCTACTCACAAGAGATTCATTAGGAATGGCAATGAAAGCAACGTATGGGGAAGTTGAAGGAAAAGAATATAATATTTTCAAAGATCCTAAAACAGATTCAGGAACTAAAAAATCTGCTAAAGGATTATTAAGAGTAGAAAAAGAAAATGATAAATATGTTCTTTACGAAAATCAAACAAAAGAACAGGAAAACTCCGGATTATTAAAAACTGTTTTTAAAGATGGTATATTGATTAATGAATTATCATTAGAAGATATTAGAAATAAATTGGAAAAAGAAAATGAATATATTTCCTGAATATATTATAGATACTAATAATTATTTAGATTATCATAATTATACTTGGAGTTTATATGATCCAGAACTCAAGGAGAATATTATGGAGGACAATGTGAAATTATATCGGAATGTATGAAAGCAATTATTTATTATAGAAATAAATTAATATCAGACTTAGCATTTAAAATATACTATGAACATTGAAATATTATTTATGGAGATTAAAAATAATGGAAATTACGAAAGAATTAGTCGATAAATACGGTAAAGCTGGAGCTATTTTGTCAATAGAACCTAGGTGTTTAGCAGATGAATTCGAAAATGAAATAAGAAAACATGGAGTAATATTTTGTTGTGAATGGTTTGGACATTCTAAATACAGCGATTTTACTAAAGAAACTATTAAAATTTTATTAGAAAGATCTGGGAGTTATGATGAAGGTTGAAATATTATTTAGAAAATCGTATGATGCTTTTGATAGAGAAGAAATAGTTGAAGAATTTTATATTGCTTGTAAATATTTTTATACTACAGAATATAGAACTAATATAAGTCATAATTCTTTGGTTATTGGAAGATATTCTGTACTCCCTTTTTATGAAGAATTGGATAGAGAATTACAAATAAAAGGTTCAGTATTAATTAATAATTATTATCATCATCGTTATATTGCAGATATTAGAAATTGGTATGAAGATGTTAAATATTATACTCCTAAAATTTATACTACATGGGGAAATTTGCCGGATAATAAATCATATATAGTAAAAGGGATTACAAATTCAAGAAAATTTCAATGGAAAGATATGATGTTTGCAGAATCTAATAAAGAAATTCCTCGTATAGTAGGAAATCTTCTTAACGATTCTTTAATATCTTCACAAGGAATTGTTGTTAGAGAATATATTCCACTTCAAAAGTTAGATGAAGGAATTAATGGGCTCCCTATTTCTAATGAATGGAGATTGTTTTTCTATAAAGAAAATTTATTATGTTATGGATTTTATTGGTCTATTTATGAAAAAGCCAACGAAATGGAAATTCCTAGTAAACTATTGACAATGGCAAAAAAAATTGCTAAAATAATCTCAAAGAACACAAATTTTTTCGTGTTAGATTTGGCAATGACAGAAAATAATGAACCTATTTTAATAGAAATTAATGATGGGCAAATGTCAGGACTTTCATTATGTGATCCAGAACAGTTATATAAAAATTTAAAATTATATGTTAAATAAAATTAAAGAATATTTGGATATAAATAATCCAGAATTAATAAATTTCAATTATAATATATCTTTCATAATTTATAATTCTATTGTAAATTATGTTGATAAAATAGTAAAGATGGAGAATAAAAAAGGAACTCTTATAATAAATTTTAAAGACGAAAATCTTAAAAAGATAGTAATAGGTAAAAAATTTATTAATATAGTTAGAATAGATTAATGAAGAAAATTCTAAATTTAGAAGAATGTAAAGATGAAATAATATTTTACAATGTTTAGACAGATTGAGAAATTGGATATGAAGATGATTTGGATTATAAATTAGTTTCATATAAAAAAAATGTTGACTGTTAAGTAGTTGTATGATACTATATAAATATAAACAAAGTAGAAGCGGCAACGATGGTGGTGTTGCGGCGGACTGTAAATCCGTTCCCTCGTGGTAAACATTATAGGTTCGAATCCTATCTTCTACACCATTTCTAAATAAAATTTAGAATAATTGCAGTAATAATTTAAAAACTATTCTGTTAACATTAGAAAAGTTACAGCAAAAATTAAATTCATATACTTTGGTGTAGTATAAGAGCAAAAAACTTTTCTGAATAAACTTTAGAAATCGTTACAGCAAAAATTAAATTCATATACTTTGGTGTATAAGAGCAAACAACGATTTCGTTGAATATTGATTAATTTCAGCAAATTTTAGGATAAGTTGGTTCGATTCCAATAACATTAATCAGTTGATAATATAGGAAAATAAATATGACTACATTTGCACAAGCAATTGATAATCTAGAAACAAGAACTGAAAATGGAATGAAAGCATTAGTTACTTCTGGCAATGCTCTTACTAATTTATTTTTTAAAATTGGAGCGTCTAGAGGAAAAGATATTATTCCAGAATTTGTTTCTGCTTTTGTAGAAGATGAAGATAAAGCTATTAGAATTCTTCTATGGGCAAGAGATATTAGACAAGGAGCCGGAGAACGTCAATTATTCCGTAATGTGTTGAAATATATTATTAATAATAATTCCAATATTGCCAAAAAATTAATTCCAATTATTCCTGAGATTGGAAGAGCAGATGATTTATTTACATATGTGGATTCAGAACTAGAATCTGAAATGTTTGAATTTTATAAGAATAATCTTAATAATGGATTATTTGCTAAATGGGCGCCTCGCAAAAAAGAAATTGCAATTAAATTTCGTAATTATCTTGGATGGTCTCCAAAACATTATAGAAAAACTTTGGTAGAAAATACTAAAGTAGTTGAAACACAAATGTGTGCTAGAGAATGGGATAAAATTAATTTTGAACATGTTCCGGCGTTAGCACATTCAAGATATAAAAAGGCATTTTTTAGAAATTGTGGAGATTATTATAAAAATTATGTTGAAAAACTGAAAAAGAATGAAGTAAAAATTAATGCTGCTGTCGTATACCCATACGATGTAATTAAAACTATTAGTGATATGTATGAAAATTATGATAATAAAATTTCAGAAATTGAAAAAAATGTAATTATTGCCCAATGGAATTCTCTACCAAATTATGTAGAAAACGCTAAAATTCTACCAATGGTAGATGTTTCTAGATCAATGGACACTATTGTTGCCGGGTCTAATACTACTGCACTAAAAGTTGCAGTTTCATTAGGATTATATTTTGCAGATAAAAATGAAGGAGCATTTAAAGATATCTTTTTAACTTTTTCAACTGCTCCAGTCCTTTTAAAATTAAAAGGAAATATTATAGATAAACTTTATCAAATGACTGATTCTACTTGGCATACTAGCACAAATCTCCATGCAGCATTTAATAAAGTTTTAGATATGGCTATTAGAAATAATATTCAACAAGAGGAAATGCCAGAAACTATTATAATTTTTTCTGATATGGCATTTAATAAATGCGTGGTATATGACAATTTTGCAATTGAAATGATTAAAAGAAAATATGAAGAATCTGGCTATAATATTCCTAATGTAATTTTCTGGAATATTAATGCAAAAGATAATTACCCAGTTAAATTTAACGAAAAAGGAGTTGGATTAGTGTCGGGATTTTCTCATAATATAGTCAAAAATATTATTAAATGCAAAGATATTAATCCTTGGAATATTATGTTGGAAACTATTATGAATGAACGATACAATTGGAATACATAATATTACAAATAGATAAATAAACTCCGAATAGCGCAGCGGTAGCGCGTTTGCTTTGGGAGCAAAATGTCGGGGGTTCGATTCCCTCTTCGGAGACCAATTACAAAGGGCTTATTTAAGCCCTTTTTTATTAATGAAAATGATAAATATGAACAAAAAAGATTGTGACGATATAGCTTATAATTTGGTTTATAATAGTTTTTCTATAGACGAATTATATAAATCTATGTTTAAATTAGATCCTAGAATAGAAGAATATTTTAATCAATATTTAGAATTACAAGGATATAATAAGGAAGTAGACGAATTAACAAAAAGTAAAATGATAGAAAAATATGGAAACGATTGGGTTCTTTATAAAGGCCATAAAGAATATTATAAAATTGCTCTTAAAGAATCAAGAAAAGAAATTTATGGAGATGAATATGATTTTTATTTTAAGGATTAATATATAAATAATTATATTAACCATAATAGAAGTAGTAACTAACATGAAAAATTTTAAAAGTTTCTTAGAAAATTATTCTTTATATATATATTACTGAAGAAGTTCATGAAGAAATAAAAAATATATTAAATTCACCAACTATTCCGTTACATTCTAAATTAAATTAAATCATATTACTAAAAAAAGTTAGAAAACTTTCTGAAAAAGGTCATGATACAGGATTAGTAGACGGGAAACCTAAAAAAGGATCTTCAAGAGCAGTATTTTTCATTCAGAACCAAAATCTATTAAATTAGACGATAAACCAGTTAAAATTAATACTGTTTCTAAAATAGCAATGCATTCTACTTTAGATAAATATAGAAAATCTTCTGAACCTCTCTTAGGAGAAATGCAAAATCACGTAGAATCAGATCATTATACAAAAAATAGATTTGGAATTATTCATCAAGATGATAAAGGAAATTATCATAATGAAATGGTTAAAACTGAAAAATTTAAAAAATCCGAATTCCCTTCAATGACAAAAACCAAAGATTTTCCTAAAGGAATTAAATTTGATGAAATGTATCACACTGTTAATCATGAATATAATTTAGCTCACGGGAAACACCTTCCTTCTTTTGTAAATGAAGAAGAACATGAAAAATTAGTAGAACATCCAATTGTACAAAAAGTTTTATCTCTCGTACATGAACCCGATAACCATCCTGCAGATCTAGTACACGGTAATCGGGGAGTTTTTAAACATCCTATTACAGGAGAAAACATCCAGTAATTCATGATTACGGATGTTCTAAGGATATTTCTAAAGAATATCAAGAAAGAAGAAAAAGAAAATTTAATAAATAAACCAAGGATTTAATATGTATTCCAGTGATTTAATAGAATTTTGTAATAAAGTTAAACCTATTAAACTTTCAGTTACAAAGAATAAAGAAGAATTATATTTTAAAGGACTATTATTTAAAGAAACTGAATTTCTTAATAATATTAATCCGCCTTTAGTATTAAGATATTATTGTATTCTTAATAATATTAATGAAATTCCTAAATGTAAAGTATGTAATAAAGAAGCAGCTTATAAAAAAGCATATCCAGATCAAGGCTTTTCTGATTATTGCTCTCCTAAATGTTCACGATCTGATAAAACAGTTTCTAAAGAAGTTCTTAAATTATTAGAAAATAAAGATTGGTTATATAACGAAAGAATCAATCTAAAAAAATCTAAAAAACTAATTGGGAAAGAATTAGGAATTTCTGAACCTGTAGTTGATAAATGGATTAAAATTCATAATATTCCAGCAGTTAAATATAATGAATCTGGAATTGAAGCACAAATTTATTTAAACGATAAAAAATGGTTATATGAAAAACATAAAATAGAAAAACTTACTTGCGAAGAAATTGCGGTTATAATAGGATCGTCAAAAGCCACTGTAAACATTTTTTTAAATAAGCATAAAATTGATACCAACGAACCAAATTCTTATCCAAGAAGAAGTAATAAAATTACTAAACCCACTAAAGAAATAGCGGATTTTATAACATCTTTTTATAATGACGAAATAATTTTTAATAAAAGAGGATTAATAGGATCTTTAGAATTAGATATTTATATTCCAAATAAAAATTTTGCCATAGAATATAATGGAATTTTTTCTCATGTTTATAGACCTTGGGAAGAAGACTTTTCTAAACGAAAAGATGAAAGATATCATGTAACTAAAACTAATCTATGCGAAGAACAAAACATTTATTTGTTTCATATATTTTCCTATTGGTGGAACGAAAAACAGGACATTTGTAAATCAATGATAAGGAATAAATTAAATTTTACTGAAAATAAAATATATGCTAGAGATTGTTATATCAAAGAAGTTAGTGTTTATGATAAAAATATATTTTTAGAAAATAATCATTTACAAGGAAAAGATAAATCTCAAATAAAACTAGGATTATATTATAAAGAAGAATTAGTATCTTTAATAACTTTTATATCTCCTCCTAGATATAATAAAAATTATGATTGGGAATTAGTAAGATTTTGTAATAAACTTAATACTAATATAGTAGGAGGATTTTCTAAATTATTAAAATATTTTAGAAATAATTATGAAGGAAACATAATTTCTTATGCTAACAGAACTTATAGCAACGGGAAACTATACGAAAATAATGGATTTGAATTATTACATATAAATGATCCTAGATATTACTGGGTATTAAAAAACATAGATAAACTTTATTTTAGATCGAATTTCACTAAGAAAAAATGTTTAAAAATGTTAAATAAACCAGAATGGACAGAAGAACAAATTATGTATGAATTAGGAAATTATAAAATTTTTGATTGCGGAACAAAAACTTATTTATTAAAATAATTTTATAAGTGTTAAATTTAACGAAAGTATTTAAACAAAGAAAAAGGGGCCGAAAGGCCCCTAATTGTTTATATAAATTATTGTTTTTATTATAAAAGATTTTTAATGGTAAAAATGCGATAAAATACGTTACTTCTTGCAGTTAATGCGCCAGAACCATTAGTTAATCCTTGAGCAAATGGATTAGCCACGAGACCGTATCTTGTCTTGAATGCTAATTTTGGTTGGAAAGTATTAGTATCAACTGCTCTAACCATTTGTAAAGGAACATATGGGCAATAAAATAATCCAGCATCGTAAGGACTTGCTCCCTTATATCCAACAGTACATAATTCTGTACCTGAAGACATTCCGCCAAAGTATGGATCAATATAAACTCTAATTCTATTGTGTAACATTCCTGCAAAAGTATTACCAGTATCATCTACTTGTAAATCTGCAGAAAGTGCTGGGGTATATTGTAAAACTCCTGCCATTGCTAAAGCTGAAGCAACGTCTGAAGAAACAATTAGAACATTACCACGCCCTCTACGAGTTTCTTTGGCAATCGCGTTGGCTTCTCTTTCGATATGGTAAATAAGACCTTTAAAACGTTCTACTGACCATCTACCATTAGAATCGGTATCTAAGTCAAAAACTCCGGGAGTAACGGTTCCCCATTGTGCTCCAGGTTTTGCACACATATAAATTGTACGAATAACTTCTCTATTAATTTCTGCCAAGATTTCAGTAGAAAGAATATTGCTTAGTTCTGTTTCTGCATCTAATCCATGAATAGCTTTTAAATCTTGTGCTAATTCTAATGAATATTCTGCTTTTAATGCTCTAGTTTTTGCAAATACTTCAATACGATCAATGGTCATCGCCATTTCGCCGAATGCAGCACCGCCTCCGGCAGTATCTCCTAATGATTCTGCAGTAGAGGTTGGCATTCCGCTACCAGTAGTATAAGCTGCTGAATTGGCCACATTTGAAACAGGATTATTAGCAGTATCGGTAACAACATTAGTTCCTACAATACCTGCAAAAATAGTATTTGCTTCGTTATAAAATGCTTCGTTAGTATTAGTGCCTGAGTTATTAGACTGGCTGCCATAACGGGAACGAACTGCGAAAATTAATCCAGTAGGACCTGTCATTGGCTGAACGCCCGCGACGTCGTATGCCATTAAGTTTGGCATTGCACGTCTAACTAATGAAATTAGAACCGGATCAAAGTTACCTACTCCGCCAGTAATATTAGCAGGACCGGCTTCGTTTAGGATTTGTTTATTTGAATCCATATCTTTTTGCTGGTGTTCTAATACAATTGCGGTTACAGCTTTTCTATAACTATCTTTAATAGGAGGCAATTCGGGATGTTCAAGAATTGGACTCCATTTTTTTACTAATTGTTCTGAAACTTTTTGTGCTTCTTCATTTAAAAACATTGTTGATTTCTCCTATTATTTTTGTTTTTATTATAATATTATTTATAATTTTTTGTTTTTCTAAAGTTATATTATTTTCTAATAATGTTAGAAATTGCTTTAACGTAATTATCAATAGTTGGGTCAGAAATTTTAATATCGTTTTCTACAACTTCTTCAGTAATTAGATCTTCTTTAGAAGTTTTTGTAGAAGGAAAATAACTTTCTTTTAAAGTTTTTACTTTAGTATTAAAATCTTCTTCTGAAATAAAATCTAATTTTTCTGCATAAGATTTAATTTTTTCTGCTTGTACTAAAGTAAGCCCTGTGCAAACAGATTCAACAATATTAGTTTTAGTAGAATTAGTTTCTAATAAAGAAAGTTTGTTTTTTAGTTCAATTGATTCTTTTAATGAATTGTTTAGTTTAGATTCTAATTCTTCAACTTTAACTGTAAGTTCTTCTACAACATCAACTTTTTCTTCTGGAACCATGATATTATGTTCTAAAAACAAATTTTTTAAAGAATCAAAGAAATTTTCCATAATATCTAATTTAAGACCTTTTTCAATAGCAATTTTATTTTCTTCTAGCCAAGATTCCGCTACATAAGAAAGATATTTATCTGTTTTTTCTTCATATTCTTTTTGTAGTTCTTCAATTGCTTCAGCAAAAAGAGTTTCATATTCATCTTCTAATTTAGTTTTATAATTTTCAGTAATTTCTTCTACTCTAGATAAAACAGCAGCTTCAAAAATAATAGAAGCTTTTTCTTTAAATTCTTCAGAAAGTTCTTCTCCAGAAAGTAAAGCATCAATATCTTCTTTTATTTTTTTCTTATATTCCTTTTCCTTTTCCTTTTCTTTTTTCTCATCCTCATCTTTTAAAGTTTCTTCTTCACATTCTTTTTCTTCTGGAACCATATCTTTTGGAAAAGGAGCATTAGGATTAGGTTGCATAGTAGGAGGAATAGAATTAACTTTTCCCATAATACGATCTCTAATATCTTCATAAGAATCTGGATAAGTTTGTCCCTGTTCAGAAGCAATTACTAAATCTTGACGGCCCATAGTTTCCTGTGGTTGAGGAGCTAATTTTCCCATTGGTTCAGCTCCTACCGGAGGGGTTGCTCCGGGCGGAATTGCTTGTTTCATATTGTCTTGAGGGCGATAAACTTCTTGATCGGTTTTATAATCGTCGATTCCTAAATATTCTTCCTTTTCTCCATCAGGAGTTACTAACGGACGATTAAGGCCAAAGGGTTCCCCTTGAGCTTGTTTAGCTTTAACATTTGCGTTTAAAATATCAGCAGCAGCTTCGCTTAATTTTTTTTTAGCCATTTTAATATAAACTCCTATAAATTAATTTTTATTATAATATTTATAATTTTTTATTTTTAGAATCAAATGTTAAGATTATTAACAAAATTTTTCCAAATTATTAGTGCAGTTTCTTCTAATTCTTTTTTAGAAGTATTGTGTATAATTTTTTGAGATTTTTCAATATATTGTGGAATCCATCCTTTACCTTCAATAAATAACCATTCTGCAGATTCCATAACAGAATCTACCCATGCATCTGGAGCAGACGGATCTAATACCACATCTACACAACATAAAGAAAAATCGTTTTGAACTTCTTTAATACCATCGTGTCTTTCTTTAACTGAACCAAGGGCTCTGCTAGATACTCCGATTTGAACTCCTCCATCAATTAAAGCTTTTAATTCTTTACCATGAGCAGTATTTAAAACTTGTGCCTTACCAACAACATTATTATTATCAAAATATAATTCTTTAATAATATGAGAAATTTTACTTTCTTCTATTTTTGGGGTTTGGGGATGTCCTAATTGTCCTACTGCGCGGTTTCTATTTACTTTTTCGTTAATATATTTATTAACTTCTTTTTCCATTATAGAATAAGGATATATTCTATTATTTCTATTCACCTTTTCTGCTTGCATAAAAATTCCATTAATATAATAATCTTTAGAACCATCTTCCTTTTTTTCGGTTAAAATTTGAAAATCTTCTATATCTTCTATTAATAGTTTCATAATATTCCTTAATAATTTGTTTTAGTTATTATATTACAAACTGTTATAGTAGACATTAATATTTAATTCCTGAATCTCTTTCTCTGGAAAGCCATAAACAAAATGCTTTATTCATATTATAGTAATCTAAAGCAGTAAAAGAATTTCCTACTATTAATTCATTATTAGCATCGTATATGGGAAGAGGATCGTTATTAGCATCAACTAAAGGAAATCTTGCATTAATATCTTGCATTACATAATGAAGAGTTTCTTTATGGTTTTTAATAAAAGAATTATCAGGAAGAGTAATAATTTCTTCCTCTGATATTAAAGCATCGGGAAGTCCTTGATATGGATTATTAAGAAGAATTTTATAATGTCTTCTATGGGTAGTTACTAATCCTGATATAGTATTAGATTGATAATTAAATTGTGTCATATTTATAAGCCTTTTTATTATATTTATAATTATTAAAGAGTTAATGCTCCATTTAATATAAAAGTATTAGCAATAGGAACATAGATTGAAACTATGGCATTCTGACCAGCAGTATTAGTAAAATTATTGAAAGAATATAAATAAGTGCCAATTCCATTAGCAAATTTAATGGTTCCATTGCCTTGAGAAAATGTACAAGAAAATCCTACATAAAGAGAATTTGAAGTATTAACTAATATATTATTGGTATTAGTAAAGTAAATAATTTTT